CGTTGTTCCGAGTTGGAACGAGCAGGTTTACTAGCCAGTATGCCCACTCACCGCACGGGATCATCGGGTCAGTTAAGGGTTGTGAGAAGAATCACAGTAAAAGGCATATTGACGGCGCAAGAAGTCGCAAAATGTTAAGAATGACCCGAGGAAATCTCAAAGCAAGCGTCCCAATTGCGCTTGTTTGTGATTATTGGCAGATACCTTTTGGGAAAAAACCGAAACGCGCCGAGGTGGATATGTTTATATCCCACATTTTCGAGTTAGGTCTGGAAAAGTACGAAATGAAAGGAAGGGAGGAAAATGTTCAAGATAAGAGTCTATGAGGATGGTACTCAGGTATATCAAAAGGAGTATAATGATCTCGGGCAAGCCATTGAAGAATACGCACGGTACAAAGATCGTGGAATGGCAGATCAAGAAAGGTTAGTTGCCCTTATCAATCCCGATGGCGATGTGATCGTCAAAAAGTCCCTAAGGAATCTCCACTCAATCTAAAAGTTGAGTGAGTAGAGGTTTCCCCCAAAGGAGGAATAATGAAACTCACGAAACGCGGAAGAACGGTAAGAAACATAGGAATAGGGTTGTTAGTCCTATTCATATGGGAGGCAGGAACGGCTCAAGCCGAAGCCCCAGTTAGGGTTGAAAAAGTTCAACCTGCAAAGATAAAAACAATCGACTTTCCATTGGAGGCTTGGTCGCCAGCCATAGCCAAAGCCTATGGTGAATATGCGATCGAGGAATACGGTTGGGATGACAAGCAGTTTGAGTGTCTTGAGGCACTTTGGAACCGCGAGTCAAACTGGAGATGGAAAGCAAAGTCCCCAACAGATGACTTTGGAATCCCACAGCGTCATATGCGTAAAAATAGCAAAGCCGAAATCGAGAAGTTCTTGTCCGATCCTATGGAACAGATTTCTTGGGGGCTTGACTATATTGAACATCGGTACTCAAATCCATGTTCAGCAAAAAAACACTCAGATTTGAAAGGTTGGTATTAAATGAACGACTCTAATCTCGACGACCTCTACAGCCAGTTGATGTCGGAAAGGTATGGAGAATTGTGGAAACCACAGGATGTTGTGGACACAAAACAGTGATGCCCCTACACTTTGGGTGTGTCAGAACCCACAGATTACCCCTACTTCGATGGCAGTCAGATTTGTGCCAGCGTAGATGGTGAATTGTGGTTTAGTGACACGCCCACTGGTAGGCGGACAGCGATCAAACTATGCGGTCAATGTCCATTTCAGGCAGAATGTCTGAGGTACGCACTACACTGGAGCGTAGAAGGGATTTGGGGAGGAACGACCCCAAGACAAAGAAAAGACATAAGAAGAAAACGCAAAATCCGACCTAAGCCATTAGTGTTTGATTTTCCTAACCAAAGGACTCAAAATGAGTAACCCAATCACAGTAGTAGGAACAGTAACGAAAGATCCTGAACTAAAGTTCATCAATAGCGGTAAAGCAGTGATCCGATTCTCGGTTGTCACTAGCAAGAAAAAGAAAAACGACAACGGTACTTGGGAAGATTCAGGTACAACTTATTGGGATGTAACAGCGTGGGATGTTCTCGCTGAAAACGCAGCAGATTCATTACAAAAGGGAACTCAAGTGGTAGTTCTCGGCACAATCGAAAACCAAGAATGGTTGGACAAGTCAACAAGCGAGAAAAAATCAAAATTAGTTATTACCGCCCAACACATAGCAGTATCGCTCAAAAAGTCCAGACCAAAAACCGAGCAGTTTGCGAAAAAGCAGGACACTTGGGGCGACGATGCGCCTTTCTAATGCCTAAAAGCGGTAAACTCCCCTTATACTGCTTGGATGAACAATGCGCAGAATCCGTTTCAAGGACTAAGTATCCTCGAACAAGCCACTGCGCAAATGAACGAGTTATTCAATTCGTTAATGGATAGCGGGTTCACCGAAAGACAAGCATTGTATTTGGTAAGTAGGACGATGGTAGCCTCTATGCACGACGACGATGACGAGTAGGTACAAATGGCAAAAGTAGATTTAACAGAACTCGGCTCAACAGGTTTACGCCGTAGTGGTGGAACGGTACATGAGGAGTTCCTCGTTGCGTTGCGCGGTAAGCGCGGAGCAAAGGTTTATCGTGAAATGGCGGATAACGATCCCGTCGTTGGATCGATTTTGTATGCGATTGAAAAAATCATTTTGCGTCTTGAATGGAAAGTTGATCCATCCTCCGAAGAATTAGTTGATGTTGAAGCAGCCGAGTTTATCGAATCATGTTTGTACGATATGTCAGACTCTTGGGACTCGACACTTTCCAGTATTTTGTCAATGCTTGTATTCGGATACTCCTATCAAGAAATCGTTTACAAGATTCGCGGTGGAAGTTCATCAGACCCAACTAAAAAATCCGCTTTCACTGATGGCAAGATTGGTTGGCGTAAGTGGGCTATTCGTGCGCAAGAAACTCATAACAATTGGTTGTTCGACGAAGATGGTGGTATTCAAGGATTCGAACAAGTTGATCCGTGGGGCGCAGGACTACACCGTATTCCAATTGAAAAGGCGTTGTTGTTTAGAACTTCAACACAGAAGAACAATCCCGAAGGAAGATCACTTCTCCGCACCGCTTACCGTCCGTGGTATTTCAAAAAGCGTATTGAAGAAATCGAAGCAATTGGTATCGAACGCGATCTAGCAGGTTTGCCAGTTGCTTATGTTCCGCCTGAGTATTTGTCCTCAACTGCTACCGCCGATCAGCAAGCAGTATTAGCAGCGATTCAATCCATCGTTCAAAATGTAAAACGAAACGAACAAGAAGGAATTGTTTTCCCGCAGGTGTATAACGAAAACGGCAACAAAATGTTTGATATGACTTTGTTGTCAACAGGTGGATCACGCCAGTTTGATACAGACAAAGTTATCTCCCGTTATGACCAAAGAATCGCTATGTCCGTACTCTCAGACTTCATTCTTCTTGGACACGAGCGAGTTGGATCTTTCGCACTAGGATCAAGCAAGATCGATCTTTGGACTATGGCAGTTGACGCAATTTGTAAATCGATCGCGGAAGTTATTAACCAACATGCGATCCCAAGACTCTTAACCCTAAATGGCATGAAGTTAGAAAAAACTCCTGAAATCTCATACAGCGAAGTAAGCCATGTTGAACTAGCGGAAATCTCAGACTATGTATCCAAGTTAGTAACGGCTGGCGTTATTACTCCTGATGCTAATACGGAAGCGTATTTGAGAGGTTTAGCGGGGTTGCCAGTAATAGAAGAAACGCTGTAATGGCATATGTCCTTAAAGCCCGAAAGCCGAATGATCCTTTAATAGTTACGGATGGTTCGTTAACTCCTAACGAGAAAAAACTAATGAAGCAGTACCTTGAGGCACTGCGTAAGTTAAATCTCGAGGTTGAAGATCCCGAAGTAATCCGTCGTGTTATGGCGGAAGTATTAGCAGGTAATCCATTATCTGCTGCTAACCAAGTTCCGTGGGCGAACTTCACTCAATCACTTGAACCAATTGTGACGACGATGGCAGCGCAGGTTGCGATCTCAGCAAATCTAAATCTAACTAAATTACCAAGTAAGATTAAATACGAAGCAGCCTTCAATTTAACCGATCCTCGCGCTATTGGTTGGGCACAAGTTCGTGCGGGTTCAACTATCCGCCAAGTAAATGAATACTCTCGCCAAGCAGTGTCTAAGATTATTCAAGATGGTTTACGATCAAAGTTAGATCCCGATCAAGTACAAGCAGCGATTAAACGAGTAGTGGGTTTAGACGCAAGACAAGCAACTGCTTTAGAAAACTTTTACAAAAAAACAATTGAAGATGGAACGCTTAAAGGTATGTCTTACCAACAAGCAGTAGCAAGAGCCGAGACACTCGGACAAAGATACAGAAACACCTTATGGAATCAGCGAGCCGAAAGAATCGCTCGTACTGAACTCGCGGAGGCAGCAAATCAAGGACGGTTTATGTCTTGGATGGAAGCAGACCAACAAGGTTTAATTCCACCTAATAGTAAAAAGCGTTGGATGACCGCTCCCGACGAAAGAACCTGTCCAATTTGTAATGCACTCAACGGCGAGATAGTTGATTGGCAAAAAGATTTCTCTATTGGCAAGTTAATGCCGACTGCTCATCCGAATTGCCGTTGTACTGCTGTTTTAATTCCTGGTGAGCCTAGTGCGGTAATACAAGAACCAATCCCCCCTACTGGTGAGTATGAAGGATACAAGTTAGGTCAACCAAAAAACTCTCAAAGTTTCGATCGTGGTCAAGCCGATGTAGCAGCCAACAATCTTCGCGATTCTGCTCGAGTAGCCGAGCCTAAAATTACCCGCGATGTAATCGATTTATCTAAGACTCACGGTGGCGAAATGGTTGGTTTGGAATATCGCCTCAAAGCACAGGGATCTTTGGCAGAAAAGATA